GTACAGGAGGGTCCAGACCACGAAGAGACATGCCGCGACGTTGCGCAAACAGTTTCCGGCAGACAGCGTGGCTGGGATGACGCTTTGTCGGTGGGCGAGCTTTACAAGCTTGGCTCAGCCGTGATGGTGTGTGAAAGCCGGACCCCAGACGGTGAAATATTTGTCTCAGAAGCCGATCAAGAGCCCACTGGAGGCGGCCAAACAATTTTCGTTGAAATGCGTTGCGTAAAAGCCGGTCAGGCAATGTTCAACGTAAGTTCAGCAGTTTACAACTCTCAAACCAATAGCTACACGTTTACGTTTGAAGCAAAAAGCTCGACAAGCACGAGTCACCTGTTCAAGCTCGCTACCGCTAGCTTTGTTATTCCGCGAAGAGCGCAGATTATCGAAATTGGCTTACGTTCTACTCTTGGCATAAGAATTAGCGGACTGTGCAATTTTCAGGATTGCTTGTCCGAAGACGTTATAGACGGCAGGGCCTGCTCTTACTACAACGGCAGGGTTTATGCGCCTGGCCAAAGCCTAGAACTTTCCAACTATCAAAGCGGATCGTTTAGCGGCGCAGAAGAGCGCTATAGCTTTTTCAAGATTGGCTATCGCATCGCAGGCCAGGACGCGCCTTTTACGTTCCTGGAGCAATGCTTTGGGGTTCGCAGTCTAACGCAACAGTCTGTCTATAACTTTATTAGGCTTGAAATGCCATCAAGCCAGCGATGGGAGTTCTACATTGAGCCCGTAAGCGGTTGGGAGATCCGCGGCAATGTCGCAACCGGAACTCTCGAAATCTTAGATGCAAGGATTCAAGGGTATCGCACGACCAGCTCTCCGTCAACGGGCGGCAACATACCTCAGAGGGTGGGAATCGTCTTTAGCGGAGAGCCTGTCGCCAGAGTTGCCGACACGTTCAGAATTGCTGCGACTCGTGATCGCGGCCTTGGCGTGTCAACGCTTGAGCAGGACGACTACGCGGATTCATGGGGCCGACTGGCAGAAGAGTTTGTGTTTGAAGAGATCAAGACCAGTGCGACAACACCAGAGCATGAAGTGGTGTACGTTAATATTGTTACAAGAAATGACTACCAGCCTGAATACAGCAATATGGCAATAGTTGGTATGAACCTGCGAAGCAGTACGGAGTTCAGCCAGCTTGCGCAGCTCTCTGTATATGTAAACAGGGGGATTGATGGAGTTCACTCGTTCCCTGAGGTGCTTCAGCGCATACTTACGAACACTCGGTGGGGAGTTGGATCAATTCTCAGTCCATCGCAAATTGATGCCGACAGCTTTTCCGAGTGCGCAGCCTGGACGCGAGAAAGGCGGTACTTCTTTGACGGCGCAATTTCAGAGGCTATCAACGTTCGACAGTGGGCAAGCCAAACGGCCAATTTCTTCCTGCTGGAGCTTCTGATCAAGAACGGTAAATTTGCCCTACAGCCTGCGTTTTATTTTGATAGACCAGAGCCAATTACGAATTTATATACAGCGGGAAATATCATTGAAGATTCATTTGAGCTTGCCTATACAGACGTAGAACAAAGAATCCCAGTTCGAGTCAGCGTTAAATGGAGGCAGGAGTCAAACGTACCGTCGGGATTGGTGGATTCCAGCAGTGGAAAAGGGCTTTTCCCTGTCATCCGCGAAATCACCGTCAGAGAAAGAGGCACAGCCTCGAACGCACCGCTGGAATCTATTGATCTAAGCGACTTCTGTACAAGCGAGACTCATGCCATAGACGTTGCAAAATTCCTCTGCCTGGGTAGGCGCCTCATCACTCATTCTGTTCGTTTTAAGACGATTCCAGCCCAGGCATCCTTGCAAGTAGGTCGCTGTTTCAAGCTCGGACTCGAAACCACAATTTACGACCAGCCACGCAACGGGGCCATTGATGCGAATGGAAACATCACCGCAAACGTTCCCCTTCCTGATGGTATCTATCAAGTTTTGATTTGGCTTGGTCGGGCCAGTGACACTATTCAGCAAGTTTCGCTGGAAGTGGTGAACCAGCGCAGCGAAGTCTTTAGAAATGCGGTTTTTTGTGTCAAAGAGGCGTCAATTGAAACGAGAGCATACAAGGTTCAAAGCCTTAGCTTTGATGAAGACGGCAATATTGACGTTGAAGCAACCTATTTTCCGTTAAACGAAAACGGTTACAGTCTTTTTGCGGTAAATTGGGACGATGGAAATTATGAAGGTCGATGGATAATCGAAGGACTGTCGGGATCAGAAGCTATTACAACAAACAGAAGCTTTGCGATATACGGAGCTGACCTCTTGGCTCCCACGACTATCTCTCCCGGCCAATCTTATACGTGTTCCATGGCGGTTAGTGCTTTTGAAAACTTCAGCTCTTACTCTTGGAGCGTGGTTGCAGCCGGGACTGGTTTTCCGCCAAACAATATCACCATAACAGGACAGGGGCCCGCAGCGACACTTACATACGCTAGCGGCAACAGCGGACAAAGCCTGGCGATCGTTTCATGTACGGCATCATCTTTTAGCAATATTATTACGGCTTCTTCTGATCCAATCGCAATCGTAAATCTCAGCCCTTCTGAAATCGGAGCAGCAAGTATCAGCGGATCGGCGACAGTGGCGCTTAATACGCCGATTCAATACACGGTGACATATCTCAATAAGCCGCCTGCCATTCCAGCTCAGCAAATACAAAGCGGCAAGGTTTATCAAATTGTAACAAGCGGAACCTATAACTGGGTGTTTATCGGTTCGCCAAACAATACTGTTGGCACCGTGTTTAGGGCAACCAAAAACGGAACAGAGGTCAATGACATCACCGGAACAGCTGATATTGTCAATTCACCGGCAGCAGTTATTTCTTGGTCCTGGGTTCGCGTTTTTTCTTCTCAGGGCTCTGCTTCGATCATCAATTCCAACGCTCCGAGAGCAACGGTAACATTTGCTCAGGCGGGGGTCTATGAGCTGAGGTGTCTCCTCAGCCTATCGGGCGCAACCGACTCACCTCGAACGGCCATCTTTAACGTTACTGCAGCATGACTACCGTATTTCCCAACCTAAAGCCAGGCACACGAGAGATTCAGCTCGGCCAGTATCCGGTAAAGCGATTTACGACTATGGCCGGGACTGGAGTCACAAGACGGTACGGCAGTCAGCCATTTAATGCTTCTTTGAGCGTCAGCTTTCCAAATGTCTCAGATCAAGTAACTCAAACAATCGTAGAAGCATACGAAAGCGCCTCGGGCCCCTATGATTATGTCGTGCTGCCAGATTTAATCTGGGATGGCATCAGCACAACTCTAAGGCAGAAGCTTGAGCGTGACTACGTGTGGAGGTTTACGGTAGATACGCCACCGCAAATTCAATCCATTAAGCGCGGAGTATCAAGTGTAACAGTGCGATTCGAGGGGCAGCGAGATTCCACGGCAGCACTTGCAGTAAATGTTTCAATTCAAGCTGACGAAGAATATACTCTTAACAGGCTTGATCCATACTTCTACAATGTTCAGATGCTGCTTTACATGAAAGGCAGGAACAATACTTACGTTTTTAATGATTCTAGCTCCAAGGCTAGACAGGGCTTCCTGAATGGCGACACGAAAATCAGCACTGAACAATCAATTTTTGATGGGTCTAGTGGTAAGTTTGACGGCAACCAAGATTACATCGTTTTCCCCCCTAGCAACGATTTTGTTTTTGGGGTTTTGCCTTATACAATTGAGGCGTGGATCTACCTACCCCAGGCCCCCAGCGGAAACTATGCCGCTATTATTGACATGCGCGACAATCCCGCACCCACGGGCGCCATTTTGCTAGCTGTAAATTCGAGCCGTCAGCTAGTTTTTTATAGCTTGGGAGCACCATCAAGCAGCGGAGCAGAAGTGATTACACTTCAAACGTGGACGCATGTAGCAGTGTCGAGGGATAGTAGCGGGCGAACCGGGCTTTATGTGAACGGAGTCGAAGCAGCCTTTGCTATCGATACCAGTTCCAAGGACCAAAATGGTGACATATACATTGGTCGCGTTTACGATAATTTTCACGCAGGTTTTAATGGCTACATGAGTAATCTTCGGATTACCAAGGGGGTTGGCAGGTACAGTGCTAGTTTTACGCCTCCAACGACTGCTTTCCCGTCCCCGGGCAATCTACCTACTTACCTGCCACCTTCGTAATCTCATGGCTTTAATTACAGGCGCTAATGGCGAATTTCGCTACCAAGGACAGCGAGTGGGCAAGTGCAAAAACTTTAGTATTGACATTTCTCGTGACTCGCTTGAAACTACTGGAATCGGAGACGACGACAGAACCTACTTGCCCGGAGTTCGCAATAGTTCTGGCAGCGGAACGATCATGTATGACGAAGGCGATGCCCCGACGCGAGCGCTTTTGAACAGCATCTTCAACAGTTCGACAACTGAGCCCTTATCACTGTACCTAAACACAAAAACAGGCAAAAAGTTTGAGTGCCAAATCATCTTAACGCAAGTTGGAACGCCTGTTTCAGCGGGTGACGTGACTGCCTGTTCGATAAGCTTCCAGGTAAGCGGCAAACCCAGCGGAGAGTTCTAATGGCAGTTCTTGGTGTTGGCGGTAAAATCATGCTAAAAAGGGAGCTTGCATCTCCAGTGCAAGTCGTCCCAGCAGATCACCACATAGCAACCAACAGTTTTGCGGTCAGCGATCAAGCGTTTTGGACCGGAGATCAGGTTACACTCTCTTGTTCTCGCGGACTCACTTTTGACGATCCAGCCATTGCAGGCACGCGAGCTGCATGTCCAGACGGCTACGCGGTTTATGCCGGCGGTCCATGGCCCCTTGGCCCGCGTGCGTCACACCTGCAAAACGATAGCAGCACTTTTTACGCGAATAACGATGCACAAATCTTTTACAACACAGCCGCAGACGTAGGTCAGATCACGAGCGCTACCTACTACATTTATAGAGATCAGCTTGATCGAATCAGCTTCTATACTACAGTGGCTGGTGCTTTCCGTGGCAGCACCACGGATCGCGTACCCATGTATTCGGCTGACTTTGGACTAATTACGATTACAGGTGCGCAAGACCCATGGGCGATCCAAGGGTATATAACGAACTGGTCGCTACAGCTTACCGCTGGAGAAATTGACACAACGGCCGTTGGGGAAAAGTTTGGCGACGCAGTAAAGTCTATCGTTACAGGTGGGGGTACAATGGACTTTATCGTAGAACGCGAAGAGAACATTAGAGATTCAACAGATTTGATGCGTCTTCTGTTGATGACTGAAAACGGCTGTGAATGCGATGCCGAGTTCTGGATGATCGACAATCGGGCCGCCGCAGGTGAGCTGCTGCCAGGAGGTCTCTACTACTCTACAAGCATTCTAATTACGGCGAATGCAATTAACACCAAAGTGGACGAGATCATCACTGGTTCAGCCAACTTTGTTACAGTGAAAACCGTTTCACTGAAAATCGGGACAAACTAAGTGCCGTGCGACGACTTTGGGAGTAGACTGAGTTCAGTCGGGCCATCAGGCAATGCCGCTAATTCCAGCCGGGCAAACCGGGGCGCTTGACACGCTTAGTATTAGCCAGGCTCAGTTTCGCGCTCAAATCGCTGAACTGATCACGCTCCTGCTGGCGGTCAGTGTCTCGAATCAAGGGCCGCCCGGAATTGGCGTTCCAGTCGGAGGAAGCGTAGGCCAGGTATTACGAAAAAGCGGCTCAGGAGATTATGCAACCGAATGGGCAACACTCGGCACGGCAGCCTATGCTGCTGCAACTGGCTTCGCAACTGCAGCGCAAGGAGTAAAGGCTGACGAATCTGCGTCTGTTGCTTTGGCTGCTGCACTTTCCATTGCTCTTGGCTAATGAAGTATCCAGTTTCATCCCTGAACTACACGTTTAGCGCTTCAGCGAAAACGATTACGTTCACCAGTGCTCCTCCGGCTGCCATTGGAAACATTCTTCATGTTGCGAACATTACCAGGGGGGTAATTTATTTTCAGCCTCAAGCTGGACTTTCCTTTTCCGGCAGCTACACCTCGCCCGTTCTCACACTTTCAGCCAGCACGAGTGGTCACTCGAACTCTGATCAGCTTCTGGTCATCGTAGATGATGCAATTACCGGACTGACTGATACGCAACTTCGCGCCACGCCTGTTGCGGTTTCTGTTGCGTCCCTGCCCTTGCCTGCTGGCGGTGCAACGGCTGTCAACCAAGCTACAACAAACGCTACCCTCGGCAATATTGATGGCGATATTGGAGCAACCGCCGATGCAGCCGCCAGCAGCGATACAGGCACGTTTTCGATCATCGCGCTTGTAAAGCGCGGCCTGCAAAATTGGACGACGCTGCAGGCCAAGATTCCGGCATTGGTCTCTGGTGCGATTCCGACCGCTCCGAATGTACAGCAAGGTGGTGGTGCGATTACGGCCAACACGATACGGGCAACACTGGCAACCGACGGACCCGGGGTTACGTCGCTCAGTAGCATCGACGGGAAAACACCAGCTCTGATCAACGCCAGGGCCGGCGTAGAGCCTCTTGGACAGCCCGGCGTCGCACGACAGCTGGCGGCATCCAGCGCCAGTGCCAACACGGCATTGACGACCACCTGCCGGCGAGTCAGCGTGTTCGCCCGCGGTGCGGACATCCGGTTTGCGATCGGCTCCACCAGCCAGACCGCCAGTGGCACGAGCCACTACATCGCCAATGGCGAACGGTTGGACCTGGTGGTGCCTGCCACGCCGAACATTGCCGTGATCAGGGCCGGCAGCATCGACGGCACGCTGGAAGTCACGGAGTTGGTCTGATGCGCGGCACACGTGGCGCCACGCGGTCCAGTGGCCAGCGGCTGCTGTATCCGCCAGCAAGCCTTGATCTGCGCTTTGCCGAGACCAAGAGCCTCACGGATGCGATCAGCGGCCAGAGCCTGATCACGTTCAGCCGTGCTAGCAGTGGTACTTTTACCGATTCGGCTGGGATTTTACGAAATGCAGCTGTAAACTCCATCCGCAACAACACGATGCAGGGTGCGGTTGCTGGTACGCCTGGTACGCCTCCGACAAACTGGGGTGTTACAGGAACTGCTGACGGGGTAGCAATTCAAATTGTTGGAACTGGCACTGAAAACGGCATTACTTATATTGACATTCGTTATTCGGGAACTGCAACTGCAACTTCATTCAAGATTGTTCGATTTGAAGCAATAAATAACATCGCAGCAACGTCAGGTCAAAGTTGGACTGCTGCAACATATATGCGAATTGCTGCTGGAAGCACGGCAAACTTTACTGGTTTTGAACATCAAGTTGTTGGGTATGCCGCAGTCGGAACAGTTTCAGAGCAAACAAACACGCCGCCTGTACTGACGTCAACAATGACAAGGTTTACAACCTCGCGCACGTTGAATAACGCAACTACTGCGTTTGTAACGTCATGGTTTGCGCTTACCTTTAACAATGGAGCAGCCGTTGACATCACCCTCCGCATCGGACTACCTCAATTAGAGCTGGGCAGTTCCGCAACTGAAATTATTCGCACTACAGGTACTATCAACTCTGCCCCCCGCTTCGACCACAACCCCCTCACAGGCGAAAGCCTGGGGCTGCTGGTGGAGGAGCAGAGGACGAA